TTAGTTCATAGTCCATCACCTGCTGCTGGTACTCCGACTTCTGGTAATGTAATTAAAGGATATGCTAGTGCTGCCGACACTGGTGCTGAAGCTGTAGGTGGTGTGTATCGTATTGCCGATGAAACGAATGCACCAGCTCCATTAGACAACCAGACAGAGAAGTTCAAGATCTACGAAGAACTTATTGCTGCAAAAAGGGTAGAGTCATCTAATGTTGTTTCTGTAGTTCCTCGTTATAACTGGAACACAGTTACGAACCCTAAGTTCGACATGTACAAGCCTGACTATAGTGCTGCACCTGGTTCAGGTGGTACTGCTAAGTCTGCTGCTACAGGAGCATCTACACTTAGTGCTGCTAAGTTCTATGTAATGAACAGCAACTACGAAGTATTCAAGTGCGTTTACAACAAAGAAGATACAGTTTCTGGTGGTGCTAACGCATCTGATATGCCTACTACTGCTAACAACTATGTTAGTGGAGTATACACAGGACCTAACGATGGTTATCGTTGGAAGTATCTTTATACAATGACTACACAACAGGTCATGGATTTCTTATCCAGTGACTTCATGCCTATCGGCACATATGCTGGTACTGCTGCTGTTGATGGTGCTATTGATACAGTACTTATTTCAAGTGCTGGTAGTGCTTTACCTGCTAACAAAACTGGTGCTTCTTCACTATATGCTCCTATCTTAGGAGATGGAACGGGTGGTAAAGTTAAGATTGAGACAGATGGTACTGGAGCAATCACTTCTGCTATTATTCAAGCTGCTGGTATAGGATATACCTATGGTACAGTTGCATTGGTAACTGGTACAGGTACTGGTGCTGGTGGAGATGCTTATGGTTTATTCTCTGATGATACTCTAGGTACATCAGAAACCATTGCTGGATCTGCTCGTGGTTCTCTTGAAGTTATCATTCCTCCTGCTGGTGGACATGGTGCTGATCTTGCACAAGAGCTTAACGGCAAGCGTGTTATGGTCAACGTCCGTCTGACTTATGCAGAAGGATCTGGAGACTTCCCAGTTGATAACGACTTCCGTAGAATCGGACTTATCAAGGATCCACTACAATTTGGATCATCTAACTATGCTACTGCAAACACACTTTCTGGTGTCTATGCTGTAAGAGTAACAGGAACTGGTCTTTCTAGTTCTTCTTTCGGAAAAGATAATCAAATCACACAGACTGTAACTGGTGGAACTGCTAAGGGAACCGTTGTTTCATGGAAACTAGACGATTCAAGCACCACAACTGGTGTTCTTAAGTACTTCCAGTCACCTACAGCACATACTGATAGTGGTATCGTAAGAGCATTTGCCTCTGATGCTTCTAATGCTATCACCGATGGTGGTACATCTGTATCTGTTAATGTTAGTACATCCTATGCTTCAACCCTTGAAGGTGTAACATTTGCAAGCGGTTTGGCGAATCCTGAGATCAAATCTAACTCTGGGGAACTCGTATACATAGAGAACAGGAGACTGATTACTAGAGCTGCTGACCAAATAGAGGACATCAAGCTAGTAATTGAATTCTAAAACTTCCCATGATAGTATTGGTTTACGATGCCACAAAAGACGAACCTAAACGTATCACCATATTATGACGACTATGATGCGTCTAAGAATTTTTATAGAATTCTTTTTCGCCCTGGATACTCGATACAAGCCAGAGAACTAACACAGTTACAATCTATTCTTCAGAATCAGATTGAATCTATAGGACGCAATAAATTCAAACAGGGTGATCTAGTCATTCCTGGTGAAGTTGGACTGAACAATAGATTAGACTATGTTAAATTATCATCTGTTACAGAAGTTGCTGTAACGGAAGGGGATAATATTGTTTTTAAAAAATATGATATAGCATTACTTAAAGGTCAGACTTTAAAAGGCATCACTTCTGGCGTTACAGGTTCTGTTGTTTCAACTCGTTATGCAACTACCACATCATCTGATACTGTTTATGTAAACTACACAAGCAGTGGAAACGCAAGTAATGAGGCAACTTTTAGACAAGGGGAGACTCTAGAAGTTGTAGATGGTGTTAACACACCTTTATTGGTCGTTGGAACAGACGGTAGCGTCCTTCCAACTACTGTTACGTTAAAAGACCCAGATACTGCTGTAGAGACCTCCTACACAAGCAATGCGATGGGTTTTGCTTCTGCTGTACAGGTAGAAGAAGGAATTTATTTTATCAATGGACATTTTGTAAGGAATCAGTCTGAGCTTCTTATTCTAGAACCTTATATTGATATTCCATCTGCTAAAGTTGGATTTAAAATCACAGAGTCTTTAATCACTCCTGAAGAGGATTCAACACTCTATGATCAAGCAAGAGGATTTGCAAACTTCTCAGCACCTGGTGCTCATCGTTTATCAGTAGCATTAGGACTCATCAAATATGATCTAGATGCGTCTACAGATAGTAATTTCATACAACTTCTTAGTGTTAAGAAGGGTGCTGTACTAAGAAAAATTGTACAAGCAGATTATAATGTTATTGAAGAGACTCTAGCAAGAAGAACATATGACGAGTCTGGTGATTATGTTGTAGAAGATTTTAGTACTGATGTCCGTGAATATTACCAGAGAAATGGTAATAGAGGAATCTATGCTAAGAATGTATCCACTGGATTAGTAAATAATCTAACAGAAATAGAAGCATCTCAAAAACTTATTGCTACTGTCGGTGCTGGTAAAGCATATGTTAAGGGATTTGAGATTGTTAATAAAGAAAGTAGTTATATACCTCTTAACAAATCTAGAGATACTCTCGTAAGAGATAATATTACTCTAAAACATACTGGATTAAGTAGTTTCTACTTAACTAATACATACAACACCATTCCTTTAAATGCATTTGGTGCAGATCTATCTTCATACCCAACACTATATTTGAATTCTGTATTTGGTGATGGATCATTAGGTCAGAATAATACAGAACCTGCTACTGATGGTTTAGGAACAAATGGTAAGGTAGATTCTCATAAACAAACACGTTCCAGAAGAACAGAAACATTTACTTCAGACCAAGCAATCAAAACATTGATTGTTAATTGTGTTGAAGCAGATCCAAATGGTTGGGCAAGTGTTGTTAATTCTGACTGGGAGACTAAGTATGGTACTCTTGCTGTTAGAACTTCTTCTGTTTCTAATGACGCAGAAGAGATAACTGTTCTTTCTTACTCTAAGTTTGACGGATCTTCTACTAGTTTCCCAACTTCTTATCTAGGAACACCAAAATATCTTGAGATAACTGTTCTTGGTAGAAGAGATGTTATTGATTCATTGAGAGAGTATGATGATAACGATGGTGTTGGTGTATCTGGAGTAAAAAAATCTACTAGATTATTCAGAGCAGATGGATCTAATAATGCTAAGACAAATGCAGAAAATGCAACAGCAGCAAATCCTGCAGGACTATGGGCAACTGTAGTTTCTTATAGTGAGACTATTGTTCCTACAATCGGTCTTCTTAAGCCAAAGAATTTCTCCTTACAAGAGAGGGGAATTGGGTTTAATGAAGATGCAGACAGAATTATTTCAAAGGGTAGAATTGGATCTACTTCTGCATACAATACGACCTTTAAGATGTCGTATTTCAATCCAACATTCTTAACAAAGATTCAACTTGATACTGTTATACCAGATAGTACGTTTGCATCTGGTAAGTATATTACTGGTGCTACAAGTAAAGCATATGCAGTAATTGAAGGATCTACACTAGGAAAACTTTCTAGTGGTAATAGACTTTATGTTAAAGTTCTTTCAGGAACATTCCAAGAAGGTGAGACTATATTTGATGAAGATGGTAACGCTTTAAGAATTGCTAGAGAAAATACTATATCACATTTCGTTGTTTCTAACAGAGGTGCTGCTTATGGTGGAATAACTACAGTTCAGGTTGATGGTGTGATATATGATCCTTCTGTAATATTACCTAGTTTACAAGATCAAGGAATTTATAAGATTACAATTGAAGATAGAAATTTAGTATCTGGTACATATGCACAACCACCAACAGTTGTAATTACATCAACTGGTTCTCCATCTACTGTAGCTACAGCAAATGCTATATTATTTAAAAATGTTATTGAAACATATACACCACAGAATGTTAAGTCTTTGTGGGGTAGATTCGGTGTAGCACCTGTAGGAGGTGTAGCACCTAATCTCTTTACTTCTGATGTAGAACTATCAAGAGAATCATATGTTACAAGTGTAAATGTTACAAATTTTACATTTAGTGGTGTTGAGGGTACAAATTATGTTGAGTGTACTGGATTTGGTGGAGATGCATCTAAGTCATTAACACAAGGAGATTTAGTACAATTCTCTGATGCAAATAACTACCTTGTTAAAGCAATTGTTCAGCAGGCTACAAAACCAGAGGGTACTAAGAAATCAAGGATATATTTTGATTCTTTACTACCTTCTACAGTAACTAGTACAAGTGTACTACGTGTAAGACCAAAGGTTGAAAATGCTTCTAAGTCTTCATTGATATTCCCAACAGGATCAAAACAGATTGCTTCTCTTGTGAAGGGAACTGATGATACTGCTATTATATTCCATTCTAGAAGAGATTTTATTCTAGACACTTCTACTTCAGGTGGTAAACTTACATTCAAAGCAAACTTAGAGTATGGTACTCAAAAGTTTATTCCATTTACCGAAAAGAATTTCTTGCTTACTGTTCATGATAAAGGTAATGCTACTCAATGTGAGACAGGTGATGTTGTTTATATCCCATCTGATTCTGTTGAAGTCGTAAGTTCTCTTGATGCTTCTACTGGTTTAACTGCTGGTAGTGTTAGTGTTACTTTACCTGATACGTATTTTGGTGCTCTGAGTGGTGGAACTACATATCCTAAACTCAAGTTATCTGCTACTTTAGAGTTAACTAAGGCAAGACCAAGATTAAAAACTATTATCAGAGATAAGAGAATAGTTATCGTACCTGCTAAGGATAATATTATTCCTCTAAGAGGTCAAGATCAACAATCATCCGAAATTAAGACTATCTCTTATAGTGATGTATTGAAAATTAACTACATTTATGAGGGATCTTCTACTGCAGCACCTACAATTGATAGTGCTGGTAATTTAATTAGCGGTACTGATGTAACTAATAGGTTTACATTTGATGATGGTCAACGTGATACTCTTTACGATATCTCTCGTATTGTAATTAAACCTGGTTTTGATCTACCTACTGGTCAGATTCTAGTATCCTTTGATTACTTCGATCATTCTCAAGGTGACTTTTGTACTGTAGATTCATATCTACATGAAGCTGGTGTGGGTTCTTTAGAGATTCCATCATTCAACTCTTCTGTATTTGGTGTAACACAGTTAAGAGATGTTATTGATTTCAGACCAAAAGTTGATAATAATGCAACGATAACAGGATTTGGTGACGAGTCTATCTTTAAGAATTCTGCCTTTAATGATTTTGATGGGGATGGTGGTGTAGTATCAAGTTGTCCAGCATCTGATCTTACTATTCCTTACACAATATCATTCTACCAGAAACAATACTTGGATCGTATAGATGGTTTATTCTTAACCAAGAAAGGTGAGTTTGTAGTGAAAGAAGGTAATTCATCACTCAACCCATCAAGACCTGAAGCAATTGATGATGCTATTGCGTTAGCTTACTTGTATGTACCTGCTTATACAACAGATGCTTCTGATGTGAGGGTTATACCTGTTGATAACAAGCGTTATACAATGCGTGATATCGGCAAGTTGGAGAAACGTGTAGAAAGATTAGAGTATTATACACTCCTCAGTGTTCTTGAACAGCAAGCATTAAATATGCAGATCAAGGATGAAGTAGGACTTGAAAGATTCAAGAGTGGATTTGTTGTAGATAATTTTGAGACTCATAAGATAGGTCACCTTAAATCTATTGACTATAGGTGTTCTATTGATACAAAACAATCTGTATTAAGAGCACAGTCAAGAGAAGATTCATTTAGATTGGAAGAAGTTAATACAAAAGAAGATCAGAGAGTGGTTTCTGGATACCAAAAGACTGGTGATATAATTACTCTTCCATATACATCTTTAAATTTACTTAGTAACCCATTTGCAACCAAGACTATTAACCCAAATCCATTTGTGGTTATTCAGTATGTTGGTGATGCATCTCTAGATGCTCCTGTTGATACTTGGTATGAAAATACAGATGCTCCTTTGGTATCTGATAATAACACTTCATTATACACCATATTCCTTGCTAAGGATAATGTACGTGATGCATATGCTAGTTTATATAATTCTTATACAGTTAACTGGATAGGATCTAATCAAAACTTCTTTAATATCGGACCTCTTTCTGATGTTAACTCTGATCAAGTACAATCTACTGTTACTATTGCTAATGTTGCAAGTTCTTCTAATATCAGTCCACAAAATAATGAGACAGGTAAAGGACTCCAAACTAAAGTAGTTGGCGAGACTTCTGTTTCTACATCACTGCAACAGTTTGCTAAGTCAAGAGCAGTTAAGTTTACTGTTCGTAGGTTGAAACCTAATACCAAAATCTATCCATTCCTAGAGGGAAGAGATATTGGTAGATGGGTCAACCCTGATCTAAGATTTACAGGATCACCTGCAAACTCACTATCAACATTTGGATCATCCATTGTTACTGATAGTAGTGGTAATGCTAGTGGTCTTATTATAATACCTAATGGTTATGCTCCAACACAAGGAAGTACTTGGAACAACTATCTCTATAACACAAGTTATGATACCAGTTCTGAACAATTACAATTCACGACAGGTGAAAAAACAATTAGATTTACTTCGAGTTCTACTGATAGTAATAAAGACAATGTAGAAACATACACTGAAGTTAAATACTACCCAACAGGTATACTACCTTCTAATCCTAGTGGTATAGTCTCAACATTACCTGCATTCCTTAAGTCTAATGAAGGTAAGCAAATTGTTGATGCTGCTAATGAGAAGAGACCTAATCCTCTTGCTCAGACATTTAAGGTTGAAAATCTTGATGGTGGATGTTTCACTACTGGAATAACTCTTTACTTTAATAAGAAAGCATCTTCTATACCAGTTAGAACATATCTAACCAATACAGTAAGTGGTAAACCAGGTAAGTATATTGTTCCTGGTACAGAGAAAACAATTTCACCTGAAACATACCTCAAAATATATGTGTCTCAAGAGACTACAATTGAGATTGGAGAAATAGCATCTGGTGTTCAGTCTGGTGCATCTGGTCCTGTGTATAAAGTGTTTGATAAGACTGGTATCGAAGTTTTACCTGGAAATGCTAATAGAATACCTGTTTCTGCTGATCAGGTTTATACATTAGTTCTTTCTAATAATAATGGACTATCATTTAGTCCATCAGAGACTATATCTCTTCCATCAATAACCCTTGCAAATAATACTAACAATACTAATATAACTGTTACTATTGCTAAGGATTCTGGTAGGGTAATTGATTTAAAAGTTATTGATGCTGGTACAGGATATGATACAGCAACGATGACTATAGAAAGTCCTCAGTTACCTGGTGGTACTACTGCAACTGGATCATTAGGATTGTCTGATGGTAAGTTGTTTGATACCGAAGTTTCTATATCTGGTGCTGGATATACAAGTGCTCCTTCTATCGTTATTGCTGGTACAGGTACAAGCAATTCTGGTGGGTCAGTACAAGCAGTTATATCAAATGATACACCAGGTGTTAGAATGGGTATAGCAACTAACTTACTAACTGATGTTGCTGGTACTGTTGGTACTTATTTTGAGTTTGATCATCCTGTATACTTACAGAATGATACCGAATATGCTTTTGTTGTTGAAACAGACTCTGTTGACTATGAGATATGGGGTTCTGAGGTAGGTGCTCCTGCTGGATCTGGTACTGTAACATCTCAACCAGGATTGGGTTCTGTTTATAGATCTCAAAACGTAGATAGTTGGAATGAAGATCTTAGAGAAGATATTAAATTTGATCTCCATAGAGCAGAGTTTGATACCTCTAGAGCAGGGAGTTTACTATTAACAAATGAAAATCTTGGTTATGAATCAATGTATCCTGGATCTGTTCGCACAAGTGCTGAATCTAGTAGCAGTGCTACACTGAAAAGATTCCGAGGTAATAATAACTACGTTGAAATAACTCATAGAGATCATGGATTTGAAGATGGTGGTAAATCATACGTATTCTTCAAAGGATTGGAATCAACTGGTGGCGTAAGTGCTGCAAACTTAAATACAAACTTATATGAAATTGTTAATAGTGGAGTAGACACCTTTAATATTGTCTCTTCAACACAAGCAAGTACTAATATCATTGCTGGTGGATCTAATGGAATGATTGCTGTTAACAAAAAGTATGAAAAATTGTATGCTGATATAGGTTATCTTTCATTCCCAGAAACAAAGATTGATTCTTCTGTTAAAACAACAAATATTATTCCAGTAGATAACGGTTCTGTTAATTACAATTCATATTCTCAATCTGATTATGAGAAAACATTCATAGGTCAAGAGCATTACTTCATCAACCAGAAAGTCGTAGCTTCTAGAATCAATGAATTAAAAAATTCTCTTTCTCAGTCTTTGGTTTATAAGTTAGATCTATCATCTACTGTGTCTCATTTGAGTCCAGTAATAGACTTAAGAACTAGTACTGTAAAAACTATATCAAATAGAATTGAGAATCCTGTCGGAACTGAAACTAGATATGGTAGACAAAATCAGGTCTTAGAACTTTATAAGGTTTACACTTTAACCATTAATGGTAATGTTGATGGATCTAGCAATAGAATAGCGATTGAACCTAATCAAAATATTGATTCTACAACTGTAGCATCAACATCCGAGGTTGCTGGACTACAAGGTGGTAGTGGGGTAGTCCTTGCATGTGCATCAGATAACACATCAATAACTGTTAAACTTAAGAACACTGGTCAATTTAAAGCTGGTGAAACATTAACATTCCAAACCCAATCTGTATCAGGTGGTGATCTAGCAGGAAAGACAGTTACGATTAGTGATGCTGGTCCTAATGAAGAAGTTCCTTCATTCTCACTCAATACTGTGCTTAATGGTTATAACATCAATGAAGATACTAATGTTGCTGATGATGAATTATATGCAGAAAAAATTGGTGGAACTATTATAGATTGGGATGTTAATAATAGACAGTTGGTTGTATTTAATAACAAACAACCTATCAATGATGACTTTACTTCAAAAGTAACTGGTGGAAGTGCTTTCAATAGAAGTGCAGATATTACTACTCAAACAGCAGATATTTTTAGATCTGGAGATTACCTACAATTTGTGGGACAACCTGCAGATACTAAGAACTGGTGGGAAGTTAATAAGATGTCTTATAAGACAGGTATAGGATATGTAACGGAAGATTCTTCTAAGAATACATCTGGTATTGCTAAGTATGTTACAAAACAAATTTCTTTAGATAATCCTGGTACATCAATTGATGTTAAGATTACTGCTAATATAAGAAATGCATCTGATGTTAAGGTTCTTTATAAGTTTAAAGAAGAATCTAGTGAGATTAATTTTGATGATCTTGAATGGCAGTTCTTTAATGTAGATGGTAAGTCTGATATAGAATTAACTGCTTCAGCAGAGAATGAGATCTCTGGTTTATTTGAAAAGCAAGGTTCATATCAGGAAATACCATTTAGTGTTACTAACTTGCCTGAGTTTACCTCATTTGCAGTTAAGGTTGTTATGAATTCGGATAACCCATCATACGTACCTAAGTTACAAGACCTAAGAGCAGTAGCATCCTTCTAATGAATATACAGGTAGAAGGTGAGGATAGTCTTTATAGAGATTCAAACACAGGTGCTATAATCAATAGTGATACCAAGGCATTTGATGCAGTAAGAGCAGCACGTGTTAAGTCTAGTAGGACTGATAGTGAGATAGATGAACTTAGGGCAGAGATAGAAGTTTTGAAATCCATGATACGTGGTATGCAAAGATAGGTTTCTGTGCTATAATAAATATGTAAGATCGATCATTACACACACATGGCCATGGAACCTGCGAAACTCAAAGAAGAGTTTACTACACAACTAGCTGATGCTAATGCTAAAATTTCAAAAGCAGAAGCAGAACTTATCCGCTTAAGAGAATACCGCACTAAACTAGAAGGTGGTTTGGAAACAATAGGGTTATTATCAGGAGAAGAACCTGTCCCAGTAGGAGAACCACCAGCAACAGAAGGTGTGGAAGCACCAACTCCAGTTGTAGAAGGTTAGAATAACAAAGTAACCCCTTGCTAAATAGTGAGGGGTTATTTATTTGTCAGATGGCTGCTATACCAATAAATTTAATTTGCGAGAAAGGAACTGATTTTGCAGCGACCTTTAATATTCAGAATGAAGCAAACACCACCCCATTAAATTTAACTGGTTACACTGCTGTAGCCAAGATTAAAAAAAGTTATACTTCTAGCACATCTACAGACTTTACGGTTGATTTTCCAGATAGATATAATGGACAATTAAAAGTTAGTTTGGACAACGCTGCAACAGCAGGTCTAACTGCTAGAAGATATGTTTATGATATTCTCTTGTCTGCACCTTCGGGTACTAAGTCAAGAGTTATTGAAGGAATACTTGAAGTAACACCTGGAGTTTCCTGATGCCTACCTATAATGTATCAGTACAAAACCAGAACTATAGCGTAGTTTCTGAAGCTCAGAAAAAATATGCTGTAGGTGTTAATTATGATATTCCAGCAAAGTATCTACAAAATAACAATGTTGTTTTAGATGCTATCAATACAGGGTTTAATGGAGTAAAGACTTCATTTGACTTAACCGAATCAGGAGTTGCTTACACTCCTACTAATGATGCACAAATAATTGTATCCGTTGGTGGACAGGTACAACATCCAGGAATAGATTATTCCGTGAGTGGTAGTACAATTACATTTGCTACTGCACCTGACCTTGGTGATCCTGCGTTTATTGTCGCTACTTCGACAACTGCAGATCTTACTAGAACTATTAATATGGTTTATAGTAGTGGTTCTGTTGATATGAACAATGGACCAAAGGGTGAACTGGCGATTGATGTTACTGGTAAGATCCAGTCATGGACATTGACTGCTGACGCAGTGGGTATTCTGATATTAGATGTACAAAAATGTACTTTTAATGATTATCCAAACTTCCAGACTATATGTGGAAGTGCGAAACCCCAGATCAGTGGTAACCTCAAATCTTTTAGTGATGATATGTCTTCATGGGATGCAGATATCATTGCTGGAGACATGATTAGATTCAGAGTTGACCAAGTAAATAACATCCGTAGATTCACGTTATCATTGAAACTTTTCCTTTGATAAATATCAGAGGGAGATTTATTTTATAAATAAACGTAAGCAAGCAACACACAACGATTTTTGGAGACAAATTAAATGGCACTGTTAGTACCTAATATTGGTGAATTGGAGTCACTTCGATATCTTGTTAACCAGAACAACTTTGTTTTGGATAGAGAAGATAACGCACCAAGGGATTTAGTCCTTAAACTATACACTAGTGACACAACACCTGCAGAAGCAGATGTACCTAGTGCAACAGCATATTACGAACCATATCAGAATGGTAACACTAACCAGTATGGACAAACTGTAAACACAGGTTATCCAACTTCTGTTAACAACCGTACTGAAGCTCGTTACGATTATACGAGTCAATATGGTATTCTCCTAAATGGTGGTCAGTGGAAGATTAATCAAGACTCTACTGCTAACGTTGTAACAACTGCTACTTACCCTGAACAAACATTCACATTCACTGCTGCTGCAGGTAATGTTTATGGTTACTACATTGTAAGAGCAAATAACATGCCTCTTGCTGTTCAAGGTGTTGCTGATGCTGCTTCAGGTGCTGCTGCTACTACTCTAAACAAGGGTGATAACTCTAACGTGTGTATTGGAGTTATTGGTAACGATTACATCACTCTTCCTAATGTTGCCTCCATTATGGACAACATCACTATCGGAATGTCTATAGGAGGAAACTCTGCTGTTCCTGCTGGTACTTTGGTTGGTGGTATTGATCGTGCTCAAAGACGCATCTATCTTTGCGATTCTGCTAACGCTGCTGTTGCTCTAACTGATAACATTCAGGGTGCTACTGACCCAAGTATTACACTTGACTATACACTAGGAACTTCTGGTTCTGCTCACCAGTTACAACCAGGCGATGTTATTTACATTGCACGTGGTACTTCAAACACTACAACTACTGAGCAAACATACACTGTATTCAGTACTCCTTCAACAACAACCTTCACCACAACTCCTGCATTGGATGGATCTGGTAACCTAACTCTTTACAGCAGCATAATGTTCGCTGAAAGATTTACAAATGGTCCATACCCTATTCAGAACAACGGTGACCAAATTAAGGTTACATTGAACATCAGTCTTGACTGATTGATTGAGTTCATAATTTATATTATGGAGGGGGCGGTCAATGATCACCCCCTTTTTAATTGTTTGTACACTTAGATGAGCATCTATACATACGACAATACAACTATCGTACTATATTCAACAGAAGATGAAGGTATAATAACTTCATCAGGAACAACTGTTGACTATGGTTCGATTTCTGATGCTCCAACTAATTTACAAGCAGAAAGTAATTTAAGTAATGATGATCTTGGTGAGATCTCTATAAGTGATACTAACACTCCATTTGGTACTGTTACATTAACTGGTACTAAAGCAGAGGCATGGTGTCCTAAAGGATATGCAGCAACAGGTACAGCAACTCTAGCAAGCACTGCTTTACAGGGCATTAGGAAGATTTGGTCTGGGTCTGGGTCTCTATTTGAGATGGGTGGTGGTATGGAACGCAGTTCTGCGTTCTGGGTTGGTTCTGGTGGACTTACTGTATCTGGTGCTTCTGTAGTAAGAACTACATTAGACTGGAACGAAGATTTCTTATTACTATTCACACAAGAGGACTTGGGAGCTGTCGATGCAGCACCAAGTCCTTTGGACTTTGGATCTATAATAAATCCTCTAACTGCTGGAGAATTAGACAGAGGATT